GTAAAAGTAAAGAATGGCATAAAAGAATTGAAATGTCTCAAGCGGAAATTGATAGGGAAAACGATAAAAAAGAATCTATTTTAAAGCAAAGACTGCGAGTACAAGCATATGCAGAGGACTTGTTTCTCAGACAAATTGAAGTTCCAGACATAGAAGCAGATGATTTGATTGCTGAATACTGTGTATCACATAATAACAAGGAAGAAATTTTTATCTATTCAAAGGATAAGGATTTCTTTCAATTATTAGATTTAAACATAACAATATTATATCCTAGCGTCGATACGCCAATAACTAAGACCAATTTTTTCTTTATATTCGGCTATCACCATGCAAATGCACTCCCGATTAAGATAATATGTGGTGATACTTCGGATAACATTAAAGGAATTAAAGGTATTGGTGAAGATACGTTATTAAAGCATTTTCCTGACATGAAATATAAACCGTTTACTGTAAGGGAAATTTGTGCCAAAGCCGATGAATTGAATAAGGGGAGAGTAGCAAATGGTGACAAACCATTAAAAGTATTTGAGAATTTATTAAATGGTGTTGATAGACTTGTAATGAATTATAAATTAACCAATCTAAGAAAGCCATTTTTAAATAACCAAGCAAGAGAAGCATTGCTCGACCTAGAACTACCATTAAGTCCAGTAAAGAGAGGAAGTAAGAATCTTCATGATATGATGAAACTAGATGGTTTTCTTAGTATATATAAGGGCACTTTTGCAAACTATGTTTCACCTTTCTATGTTGTAATAGCATGTGAAAAAGAAAGGCTTGAAGCATATGAAAAAAATAATAAAAATAAATAATTAAAAAGTCTTTCACAATTGAAGAATTCGTCGTATATTTGCAGTAGTATTAACAATTAAAAATTTTATAAATGACAAACGAAAAGGAAAATAACAACGCATTTAGATTTGTACTAACACAAGGTAACGTTTTACTTTGCGAAACAACTTTCGATGCCGACAAATTTAATCCCTTTACCCGATATTCCATAAACATCAGGGATATCTTACCAAGAGCAATTACAAAATTGCAAAAAACCCTTTCAAGAAACAGTTACGAAACTTTTGTGGAGTATGGAAATTACGAACTATATACATATGTTCGTGATATTATTAATTCATACCCACAACAAATCAAACACGACCTTAAGTACAACCCTCAACCGATTGTTCAGCAAATCGAAGAAAAAACAATAAGAGGTGTGGAGTGTAAAATAGGTTTCTACATCAACGAAAATCCAATTGTAGAAAGAATATTCTACGTAGACGGATTCAATCCAATCGCAAGGTATTCTCTTGACATTGTTGATGCAGTAAGAGAAATCACTAGAGAAATCAGAGCAAAAATCCTTGCTAGTGATGAAAAGAACATGTGGGATGACTATGATTTGATTAATCACAGAGGAATGTCAATCAATCAAATCAGAGAACTTTCTACCGCAAAACGAGAAGAACTTCTCAGAAAATTGAAACGGTAGTGTTACCAATAATTCTTGGCAGTTGTCGCAATATCTACGACAACTGCTTTTTTCTAATCCCATATTTTAATGAGCGAAACTAGCGAAAATACCTTTACATCATATTTAGGTCCAGAATTTCAGCAGAAATTAATGTGGCAGATATTGGTTGAACCCGAATTTGCCGAAAAAGTAATTCCCGAACTAGCAGTCGAATACTGGGACGACCCAAATTATAAAAGGATGTTCCTTATTATTCTCGAATATATTCGAGAGTATGGGAAAGTGCCTAATTTACAGAATCACAGTATAATCCAGGCAATATATCAGTTTAGAACACCCAATAATCCAATCGAGGAAGAATCGCTCAATTCTGTTATTAAACGTATTGAATTATGGAATGAAAGGGTATTAAATAAGCAATTAACCCATGATGGTGATGTTGTTCAAGACAGCACGAATTATTTCATCAAACAACAAGAATATCGTAAACTCGCCGAAAATATTTCGGTAAAAGTTAAGACCGGAGATATACGTAATAAAAAAGAAATAGCACACATTGAGGATAAGTTTCAAAAGATTGCACATATTGGTGAGGACGAAGATTTTGGAACTGAAATTTGTGAAGGCATAGAAAAAGCACTCAGACCAGAATTCAGACAAACAATACCTACTGGCGTAGTTGCATTGGATGCACTAACTGGCGGTGGTCTTGGTAAGGGTGAGATAGGCTTGATTTTATCTCCGAGCGGGGTTGGAAAAACTACCCTTCTTACTAAAATTGCAAATACTGCTCGTGATTTGGATTATAATGTACTCCAAATTATTTTCGAAGATACCGAAGACCAGATTAAACGTAAACATTATAGTATTTGGACTAAAACAGCACTAAGTGCAATGGATGCCAATAGAGATGCTGTTCTTGAAACGGTTAATGGGAAAATCGAATCAATGGGTAGTAATGGCAAGTTAGTCATTAAAAGATTTAGTCAGGAAGACACTACCATGAGAGATATTCGGACATGGGTTGTCGGTTATCAAAAAAGATTTGGATTCAAATTCGACATTATCATTCTCGATTATCTTGATTGTCTCGACTCTCATAAGAAGACTCAAGATAGGAATGAAGCCGAACTTGTGATTGTTAAATCCTTTGAAGCAATGGCGGGTGACTTTAATATACCGTGTTGGACTGCAATTCAAAGTAATCGTTGTTTGGATTTGAACACAAATGTCGATGTATTTGAAAGAGGGAATATAAAAATTAAAGACATTAAAATTGGAAATAAAATTTTAACACACCAAGGATATAAGAGAGTATCTAACATATTTCCAATTGAAAAGCAACAAGTATATAAAATAAAAACTAAAAGTGGAAAAGAAATAATTTGCTCAAAAAAACACGAATTTCCAATCCATGATGGTGGTTTAAAATCAATTAAAGGTGGACTATCTGTTGGTGATAAGTTGTTTGTTAAAAATAGAAACGTATGATAAAGTATGGGTCTGTCGATGAATTTATGACACTTAAAAATTTAAAAGGTATTGAGTTATCCGAATATCATTATGAACAATTAACTAAAATTATCTATAAATATAATAATTACGAGTTAAGAAATTTATATCAACCAATAAAATGTTTTATTAAATATGATGTTCATGATAATATTGAGTGGATTGATAGAATCGAGATTATTAAAAATAAATTATTTCGTGATTCTTCATCGCTATATTCACACGTAATTAGATATGGTGAAGAATATGGTACTAAGATATTCAATGAAAAATGTTTAAGAACAACAATGACATTAAAGGGTTATATAAAAAAACACGGTGAAATCGAAGGTAGATTATTATGGAAGAGTAAATATGCAAGAGTGGGATGCTCATTAAAATTATTTATTGAAAAATATGGTGAAGATGAAGGAAAAAAGAGGTTCTTTATATATGTGAAGCAAAGAAAATTAAAATATTTGGAAAACAAGAAAAATGGTTTTAAATATAGAAATGGTAGAACATTATCTGAATATATTAAATTATATGGGGAAGAACTCGGTAGTACAAAATACTATAAAAGAAATAACGAACACTCATATAGGTTTTCTTTAAACCACTATATTCTGAAATACGGAAATGATGAGGGGAATATACGTTGGGAGAAATATAAAAGAACGATGAACAAATGTTCATTAGAAGCGTATATTGAAAAATATGGAAATACCGTGGGCAAAGAAAAGTATAATAAACGAATAGAATTTTTGAAGTATTTTAATTCTCTTGAATACTATAATCAAAAATATGGCGTTGAATTGGGACAAATAAAATGGGACGAATATAGAAATAAAACAATATTTAAAAAGTCGAAATATTCTAAAATTTCACAAGAATTGTTTTGGAACATATATAATAAACTCGACGTAGAATTAAAAAAATATTGTTACTTTGCGGAATTAAATTCAGAATATTTCTTTAGAATTAAAAATGATATTATTTTTTCTGACTTTAAACTAAATAATCTAGTTATTGAGTTCGATGGAGAATATTGGCATCATTCTGAAATAGCAAAAATTAGAGATGTTAAAAAGGATGAAATTTATATGAAAAGGGAAATGTTGGTATTAAGAATACCCGAAATGGAATATATTGGGAAAAAAGAAGATACATTAGATAAGTGTTTAAAGTTTATAAAAGAAAATATATATGAATAGTACATATAATCAATTTGAGTTAGAGGGTTTGGATTTAGATGAAATTATTTCCATTGAAGAAATGGGTATGTGTGATACCATAGATATTGAAGTTGAAGATACACACATGTTTTACGCCAACGATATTTATACACATAATTCGGGTTTTGATGCAGAAATTGTCGATGCAAGCCAGAGTGGTGGTAGTATTAAAAGACTGCAGAAAGCACACTTGTTCATGTCAATTGCGAAAACACCCGACCAAAAAGAAGCAAGTCTTGCAACGATTAAGATTATTAAGGCAAGGTTTGCACAAGACGGTCAGATATTCAGAGATTGTATATTCAACAACGATACAATGGAAATCGTTATCCGTGATAGCGGGTATGTCGGCGGTAATTACACCAATAAAACCAAATACGGTGATTTGGTTGCAGCACAATATGGTACTGCACCGAGTGCAAGCATACATGGAGTAATAAGTAGCGTATTGCCAACAGAACCCGAAGTTGATGCTGATATGGATAAAATGAGACAAGCATATATTGAAAATTTTAATATTGAAACGAAAAAGACTGAAAATGATGGTGTAAAACCCAATACTGAAACGGATAATACTGTAATAACGAGATACTTTACCGACCCAAATACTGTAATTAATAATACTGAATCGCCACATCTTACTGGAACAGACATAAATCATCCTAATAATAAATATGTAACATTGACTACTGTAAACGAAGCAATTGATAATGGATTATTTGAAATTGAAGACAAACCTATTGAAAAGAGTGTGGGATTACCGCCACTAAGTGGTATAGTAAATTATATTGAGCCAAAAAGAGAATCGTTTGAATGGACGGGTGAAACCTATACCACAGCAACAATTGAGGTTGAGGTTAAGCACGAAGATATTCCAGTGGTAGACGAAGAACCACCTATGATTGTGAGATACTTTGATATAACTCCCCCGGAAGTGCCTGTACAGCCAGAGGTGTCGGTTGCCGAGATTGTACCAAAGACACAACAGAAAGCCATACGGATATTTTATGGTGACGATGGTATAGTAAAGACAAGTGTAGTTGATTTTAGTCCGGTTGTACCAAAGGTTGAAGAAATTCTAGAAAAAGAATGGAGAGTTGTAGACGGAAAAATGAATCCTGAGCACGAAAAATTTGTTAAAGAACAAAGTATAATAAACGAAACATTAATATCTTCTCCCGAAGAAGTACCAAAGCCACCAATCACTGTAATTCAAAAACCAAGGAATATTGTTGAATTGGAGAAAAGGTTGGTTGATGAAGATGATATACCTAGTCATGACAGAACAGTCTTTGATATGCTTAGAAACATGTCAAAAAGTCAGAACGTTGTAAAAAGAGAGTGAAATATTAACTAATTTTAGATTTTTCAATATTTGTTCGTATTTATATTCCCAAACACTTGCGAAATTAATTTTTATTTCTTAGATTTGCGGAAAGTTCATTAAAATATATAGCGCTATGGTAGAAGTGGTCATCTCGTGACCCTCATAAGGTCAAGGTCGTGGGTTCGAATCCCTCTAGCGCCACTAATTTTTGGTTGTTGGCATCAGAGTTTTTTAGAAAAACGGGGCATGCTGTCTAACATTTGATTTACACCTTCGGGTGCTTGGATTAAGAATGGTTTTTGGCTTCGGTCTTTTTTCAAAAAACAAGAAATTAAATCCTCGTAGAATTATCTGCGGGGATTTTTCTATTTATTTCAGTTTTAATCGGATTTTCTTGTATTTATATTAAATTAAATCAACATCAAAAGTGTTGATTTCGGTAACTTACTATACGGCTTGTAAGTTACATAAATAAGAGATAAGATTAAATAGAAAACACATGGCTTCATTTTTTGCAAGACCAAATTTAGAGGATGTTCAGTTTAAACAAATTCCCGGAAGTTTATTAACATTATCGGGTCAGACACGAATAGCAACTACAAGTGGGTTAACTCTCACTGATGGTGGTACTGGATTCGTACCTATTATTCTAACGGGTGGAACTGAATTTGATGTTCTAACCTATCGTGGCGGTAAAATGGTGTTACAGCCATTGTCTGGTAGCAGTGGAAGTGGAATCTATAGTGGAGCATCACCAACAACATGCACAGTGGGTGGGTTGGTTTCGGGTAGTCCCATTAGTGGATGTAGTATTAGTAAGATACTTGAGAGTATTTTAGTTCCAACATTATATCCTGCACTAACACCGCCATCGGCATCACTTAGTCTTTCTCCATCTACACCTTTACTTTATGAGGTTGGGTGTAATCTAAACATTACTAGTACAATAACATTTAGTCAAGGCGTGGTAGCACCAGTATATTGTGGTGGTCCATCAACTAGAACGGGTGCTGCAACATGTTATGGTTTTACCTCATGGGGAGGTACACCATCATCTGGTATCACAAACGTAAGCGGTGTATTTTCTGGTATTATTTCTCTAGGTACATCACAAAACACATTTAGTGGTCAAGTCGCTTATGGTGCGGGACAATCTCCCAAAAACAGTGTTGGTGGTACTGGTTGGACGGGTACTTGTTCTGCCAGTATAATGAGTGCGGGTTCTATAGCACTTACAGGTATTTATCCTTGGTTTTATGGTAAAAGTTTAACACTACCAGTTGCTGGTCAAGCACTTATTAATACTGGTGGTAAGTGCGTTGGAATGAGTAATAATGCGATTTGTGTAAGCAATTTTAACGCAAGTAGTGAATATGTTTGGTTTGCAATTCCAATAACGGGTGGTACGTCAAAAACATGCTGGCAAGGTGCAAATAATCCATCGAATAATGGTGTAATTCCCGGAGCATTATTTCCTACCCTCAGTTGTGTGTCAGTAGGTTCACCGACATTTGGAATAACATGGATTCCAGCAAGTGTGGGATATAAATTCTACATTAGTGGTTACCCAACAAGTATAAATTATGGTATGACATTTAGTTAATTAATATATAGACTATGGCACAATTTAATGAAAATTTTATAATAGCATCGCCAAATCCGGCAGATAGAAGATATTTAAGTCTAAGAACATTAGGTGGTAGTCAATTACCATATTCTTCTGTAACTGAAGTAT